TGCTATTACTGTAAGTGGAATTTCAACTGGATATTACTTTACAGTCTTTAATTCTAATGTGGGTGCTTCAGTAACTTCTCTATATCAAGATGGTACTGTAGTTGGTATAGGAACATCCTTCTTAGATAATGTATATGAGGTTGCTCAAGTTTCTATTGCTCAAACTATGGGTATAGGAATTGGATTAACCTATGTTGCACAAGTAACAGTCAGTGTTCAAGATTATAATGGATTGACTGGACTGGGACATAGTGAGTTCTTTGGTGAATATAGTTGGGGGAGAATACAGACTGATCCTAGAGGGTCAGCAAGAGTATTCACTTCTTATGCTGGTGATTCTACTGGATTAAGTGGTATATCTAGTTCTCCAATAATTGAAAGGGTTAATCCTTTAAGATACGTAAATTATAACACATAAATAACTAAAAAATTGTAAAAATGTCAGCCATTATAACTGATCAACTTAGAATATTAAATGCTGAGAATTTTGTCTCAGCAGCAACTTCTACTGCTAACTCATATTATTCTTTTGTTGGTTTGCCTAATGCTACTAACTATTCTTCTACGTGGGATGCCAATCCTCCTTCTCCTAAGGATAGTTTTGATCAAGAAAATGATTATTGGGATACTATGGTAGCATTGAAGAAAGTAACTTCTTCAGATATACGTAGAATGGTGAATAAAAATACATGGACATCAGGTATAACTTATGACATGTATAGGGGAGATATTAGTAGAACAAATTTAGCACAACCATCTGGTTCAACTAATTTATATTCTGCTAAATTTTATGTTGTCAATGAAGACTTTAAGGTTTATATTTGCTTACAAAATGGTACAGATCCAGAAAATACTACAGGAAGACCCTCACTAGACCAACCTACATTTACAGACTTAGAACCTAAAGCAGCAGGTGATAGTGGAGATGGTTATATATGGAAATATCTTTATACTATTAAACCAGGTGATATATCTAAGTTTGATTCAACTAACTTTATACCAGTTCCTAATGACTGGAGCACTAGCACAGACAATGCTGCTGTAAGAGATAATGCATCTAGTAGTGGTCAATTAAAAATTGCTACTATTATTAATAGGGGATCTGGTATAGGTACTGCTAATAGAACTTATACTGGTGTTCCTATTTCTGGGGATGGGTCTGGTGCTGAAGCAACCATAGTTATCAACAATGATGCTAAAGTAGAATCTATTAATATTGCAAAAGGTGGATCTGGATATACATATGGAACTATTGACTTAGTTGCTGGTGGAGTTCCTGTGGGAACCACCACTCCAGTTTTTAACGTTATTATTCCACCTCAAGGTGGACATGGATCAGATGTTTATAGAGAACTAGGAGCTAGCAATGTTTTAGTTTATTCTAAAATTGAAAATGATACAGAAAATCCTGATTTCATAACAGGGAACCAAATTGCTAGAATAGGTATAGTAGAGAATCCAAAAGCATATGATTCAACTGCAAATTTATCTTTATCTAAAGCTAGTGCTTTATACGCATTAAAACTTATTGGAGCAGGTTATACAACTGCTACCTTTAACTTGGATGGTCAAGTTACTCAAACTGTAGGTGTGGGATCTACTGCTGTAGGTAGAGTGGTTTCTTATGACCAAACTACAGGTGTTTTAAAATATTGGCAAGATAAGAGTTTGGTTGGATTTAATAGTGATGGATCTTTAAAAACAGATCCAACATATGGATTATCATTACATTCATTTACAGCAAATCCAACTACTGGAGGAAATGTAAATATTGCTAGTAATGAAGGTACTTTAGGAATAGATACTAATTTTGGAACAGCATCAAGTCCTGGTATAAGTACCATAATAAATAATAGAACATATTACCTTGGACAGAGTTTTAATCAAGGAGTTTCTAACCCTGAAGTTAAAAAATACTCTGGAGATATAATATATGTTGATAATAGACCTTCTATTACTAGGTCTGCCAATCAAAGAGAAGATATCAAAGTCATTTTGCAATTCTAAAGAATCATGCCTCAGGAAACCAATTTAAACGTCGCTCCTTATTTTGACGATTTTGATACAACTAATAATTATTGCAAAATATTATTTAAACCTGGATTGCCAGTACAGGCGAGAGAATTAACAGGAATTCAATCTGTTCTTCAGGATCAGATTGAAAAGTTTGGTCAACATATTTTTAAAGATGGTGCTTCTGTAACTGGAGGTGGAGTTAGATATAATGGTGGATATACTTCTATTAGAATTCAAAGATCTAATGAAGGAATAGATGTACGTAGTTATCTTGATAGATTGATAGGTCAAGTAGTAATAGGTAGTGAATCAGGGGTAAAAGCTAAAATAAAATCATTTATTACCACATCTTTAAATTCAACTTGGTATGTTGTATTTGTTTCATATTTAAACACTGGCGGTGAAGATAATGAAGTATTTACATCTGGAGAAAGTTTATTATTAGATAATAACGTAGTTAGTACAAAGGGTGGAACAACTTTTCAACCAGGAGAACCTGTTGCCCAATTATCTAATGGAGCGTGTTCATTTACTGGATCTGCTGCAGTCCTATCTGAAGGTATATACTTTGTAAGAGGATATTTTATAGATGTAAAAGAACAAACTATAATTTTAGATCCTTATAGTAGTGAACCAAGTTTTAAGGTTGGATTAAAAATTAGAGAAAATATTATTACTTCTGATATAGATGAAAGTTTGACAGATAATGCATCTGGATTTAATAATTATACTGCGCCTGGTGCTGATAGATTAAATATTAATGTTCAGTTAGTAGCAATAGAACCAACTGAATCAAAACCATCTAACTTCATAGAATTAATGGAAGTTAGAAGGGGTCAATTGATTTTTGTACGTGATGAAACTGATTATAATGAATTAGCAAATGAACTAGCTAGAAGAACTTTTGATGAATCTGGTAATTATTATACCAAACCATTTTCACTTACTACTAAAAATACTTTAAATGATTATGAAGGAAATAATGGAATTTTTAATGCTAATCAAACAACTTATAACAATAATACTCCCAGTGATGATCTAGGAACATATAAATTATCTCCAGGAAAAGCTTATGTTGAAGGATTTGAAGTAGAAACCATAACTCCTACTTTTTTAGATTTTGAAAAACCAAGAACTACAAAACTATTAGAAGATCAGAGTATTAATTATGTTACTGGTCCTACATTTACTTTAAATAGAGTTAGTGGTTCTCCTATCATAGGAATAGGAACTGATTATACAGTAAGTCTAAGAGATCAAAGAGTTGGTGCTGCATCTACAACTGCTGCTGGTAAAGAGATAGGATTGGCACGTGTATATGATTTTGCATTAGAATCAGGTTCTTATAATGCTTCTAATGCTGATGAAAATGAATGGGATATTGCCTTATATGATATTCAAACTTATACCAACATAACTTTAAATACTAATCCAGCAAATGCTTTAGTTGTACCAACTCATATTAAAGGAAAATCTAGTGGTGCTACAGGATACTTAAGATATAATTCTGTTGGTACTGCTATTACTGCTTATAATACTAAAGGCACATTTGTCACTGGTGAGCAATTAATATTTAATGGAATAGAAAGTGGAAATATTTCTTTAGGATCTACTGCTTATACTACTAGTGATATTAAGTCTATTAATGGAACTGTAAGCACAGCAAGCACTTTTAATGCTGATGTAAAACAATCTTTGTTTGCTAATATAGGAGAAGTTAATATTAGTGCAGCAACCACTTCAGGAGCATCTTTAGGAATTTCTACAGTAACTAATACTGATCTTAGTAAATTTTTCATAGGAATTGCTACTGTTGGTAATATTGTAGAATATACAAATCCAGGAAAAACACTCCCTTCTTATGCAAGGATTGAGAGTGTTTCTCAAAGTTCTTTAACTATATCTGGTGTTAGTACAGTTTCAGGTGTTTGTGATGGTGGACTACCTACTATTATAGCTGGTGATGCTACTTCAGGAGAAATAAATCCATCTAATTTTAAAATATTAACTTCTCAATTTCAATCTTCTACTGATAATACTTTATATACAGAATTACCTAAAAAGAATATATCAAGTGTAGATTTAACAAATTCACATATTACAATTAGAAAACAATTTGATGTAACTATAACAGATAATTCCACTGAAACTATTAGCACTGGAAATGCTGCTGAGACATTTTTACCTTATGATGAAGAAGATTATGTTTTAATAAGAACTGATGGTACAACAGAGTCTTTATCATCAGATAAGTTTGATTTTAATGAAGGATCTACTCAACTAGTAATAAATGGATTGGGAACAAATAGTCCAGCTAAGTTAACAGCTACATTACGTAAAATAAATGTAAAATCAAAAATTAAAGAAAAGCAAAAAATTAATGTTCTTAATATAGTAGGATCTGCTAGTTCTATATCTGGTATAGGAACAACAACTTTAAATGATGGTCTTACTTATAATACTGTATATGGTACTAGAGTTCAAGATGATGAAATCTCACTAAATGTTCCTGATGTTATGAAAATACATGGTGTATTTGAATCATCAGATACTAATGCTGCAATTTTACCTGTAGTTACTTTTAGTTTTATTAATAGTCCATCAGCAAAAACAGGTGATCTTTTAATAGGAGAAACCTTTATTGGAGATACTAGTAACGCTATAGGATTATATGTTAGCAAAAATACAGACTCTGCTATTAATTATATTCATTCAAATGATTTTACTTTCCAAATAGGAGAAACAGTTACTTTTAAAGAATCTGGAATTACTGCTACTATAGGATCTCTTACCTTAGGTTCTAATAATATTACTGATGAATTTAATTATGATGATGGTCAAAGAAGTACAATATATGATTATTCTAGACTTATAAGAAAGAATGGTTATGATGCACCACACAAAAAATTAAAAATAGTATTTGAATCAGCATACTTTACAGGATCAGATACTGGAGATATTACAACTGTCAATTCTTATGATAATTTTAAATATAAAAATTTACCTGTAATTAATGACTCTAGAGTAAGTGATATTATTGATATAAGACCTAGAGTTTCTGATTTTTCAGGAACTTCCAGGTCTCCTTTTGAATTTTTAGGTAGATCTTTTACTGCATCTGGAAACTCTTCTCAAAATATTTTAGCATCTGATAGATCTCTTTTATTAGATTATTCATTCTATCTTCCTAGATTAGATAAAATATATCTTACTAAAAATGGAACCTTCCAGTTAGTTAATGGTATACCAGCAGAAAGTCCAGAATGGCCTGTTCCTATTGATGGAGCTTTAGAAATAGCTTCTATAAAACTTCCTGCATATCTTTTCAATGTTCAAAATGCAAGTATTACTCTTGCATCTTATAAGAGATATCAGATGAGTGATATCAATAAACTTGAGAAGAGAATTGAAAATTTAGAATTTTATACATCTCTTTCTTTATTAGAGAATGAAACCTTAAATATGCAGATTACTGATGCTGATGGATTAAATAGATTTAAATCTGGTTTCTTTGTAGATGATTTTTCTGATACAGAAAATCAACTTAAGAAAACAATTGTAAAAAATTCTATTGACTATCATAATGGTGAGTTAAGACCTGCTCCTTTCACCACTGAATTGGATCTTAAAATAGACAATACTAGTTTTAATGGCATTAGAAGAACTGGCCAAGTATTAACTTTAGATTATACTGAAGTTGTACATGTATCCCAACTTTATGCTACTAGAGTAGAGAATGTTACTCCTTATCTTGTAAGTTACTATGGGGGAACTTTAACTTTAACTCCAGATTCTGATATATGGGTGGATCAGGTTGTACTTGAAGCTAAGAATGAAGATCTTACTACCTATACAGAAACTTCAGAGCAATTAGATCAAGCTGGATTTGATTCAAGAGCTGGATATGGTCCAGTAACGTGGGGAGGATGGGCTGATAATTGGACTGGATGGAGTAATACAGGGTCATCTTGGTTTGATGATAGTTGGAGAGGAAATAATTTAGTAAGAGAAACTTTTGTAACTCAAACTAGAACTGGATCTTCCCAAAGAAAGGCAAGTAGACAATTAGTTAAGGAAACATTTAGCACTATTAATGAAGGACCTAAGGTAATTAATACTGAGATAGGTGCTCATATGAGATCTAGAAACATCAAATTTGATGCTAGAACTCTAAAACCTTCAACTGGACTTTATGCATTCTTTGATGGGCAAGAGGTAGCAAAATACATTATACCTAAACTTGTTGAAATTTCTATGACAACTGGAACATTCCAAGTTGGTGAAGATGTTGTCGGAACTAATAGTGAAGGAAAAGAATTAATTAGATTTAAAGTAGCTCAATCAAATCATAAGAGAGGTA